ACAGGATATGAAACCCTGTTGGATCAGGCAACACAGTTGCTTTTTCTTCCGGTGTTGCATCTTCAACAGGTGCAGACAACGGCTCAATGCCGGGAGGCAAAATTAAATCACTCATCTGATTCTTCCATTTCTTTTTGCAGGTCAAGTAAATAACGCTCTGCGATGGCTAGACCCGAAATAACACCGCAAAGTTTTTGGTACTCTTCAAATGTGCGACACCCACCACCCGCCATGTCGTCGGCGTAGTTGTTCATGTCGGTGCGTATTTTTTCGCGCAATACGCGTGCGAAGTCTTGGATCATTCTTTATCTTTCTGTTGGGGTTGTTTTTTTGCAATTTCGAGTTGTGTCTTGGCTTGCGCACGTTGGTGCTTGAGATTTTGCCGGTGGACGTCCTCGTTTTGCGCAAGTGTTTGTTGGTGCAATTGTGCTTCCATAATAGCTTTGGCTTGTTGAGCGCGTAGCTCTTGTTGGGCTTGTTCTCGTTGTGCGGCAAGTTCGTGCACTTGTTTTAACTTTTCAATCTCAGGACTTTGCCCTTGCATTTGCACTCTATGCTTGGCAATATCTACGCCTGTTTTAAGTCCTACCTGTTGTTCTTGGGAAGCCACTTGATGCTGTTTTGCTCGGATATCTGCGCCTACTTTCATAGACTCCAGTTTTAAATTACCGCCAACTTTTTCAGTTTCCAATTGCACCTTGGCCATAGCAACCGCAGATTCGGATGCGGCCTTGGCTTTTTTAAGTTGCAACTCTTGTTGTTTGAGTGCCAACTCTTGTTGTTGTAACTGAAGCAATGGGTCTTGCGCTTGTTGTGCGGCTTGCTGTTGTTGTGCTGCAGCTTGGGACTGTTGCAGTACTTGACTTGCTGCTTGCGCCATCATTGATGCCATTGCGGCTTGTACTTCAGGTGCGACCTTATCATCTTCTTGCGGTATAGGCATTCCCATTTGTTGTTCAACTTGTTGGCGATACATAAAGCCAACGTGTTCTGCCATATGGGCTTGTATAGCGGCCATAATAAGTTGTGCTTGAGGATTTTGACCTATTACAGCAGCAACAGCTGGGTCTTGCAGCAAAGACTGGTGTACTTGAATATGCGCTTGGTGATTCTGGTACATAAAAGCTTTTAAGGGTTTACCCTTAAGCGCTGCCTGGTTTTCTGTTACCGGATCTGTTGCTTTTTGATCGTCTGGCAAAGGCACCAGCTTGTCTGCGTGTTTGATACCCAACACATCTAACATTGAGCGATGCAGTTGTGGCAGATCGTAAATCTGTGGGGCTTGTTGTGCCATTTGCATGACCGCTTGATACTGCACCACGCGCTGAGAGAGTGTGGCGGCATTGGGATCCGACACGGGAATAATATCAACCTTGTCATAATCCGCTTGCTTAGACTTGCGGCCACCATACTCTGGATCGTATGTGTAGTCGGGGTCGGTGTAATCACGGATGATATTTTTTAATAGCTTTAGCTCTTGCTTTAAAGCAAAGTGTACGCGGGCTTGAACTGCCGTAAGTACTTTTAGCTGGCGCTCAAGAAGAGCTAAAGTCGTTCCGACGGGGGCTTGCGCATTCATGTCCGATACTTGCATGTCGGCTGTTGCGGCAAAACGACGTCCCTCGTCCACAATCTGGTTCAACAGATTGAACAATACGTTGCTTGGCTCCTTATATGGGAGCGGTAAGATGGAGTCCCTTATGTTGCCAGAGGCGACATCGACATCTCGAAATTCTCCCGGAGCAATAGGTGTGTCATCACCCTTAATGCGTAATCCTCTGGACTTGAGGCCACCCGGTAGATTCGATAGAGTTCCCGCATCAACGAGCTGTCGCATAATGCTGGTCGCCGACTTCGCGAAACCGCCGATGAGATGGAATAAACCAAACCCGTAAGCGCCGAACCCCGGGATGTATTGGTAGTGGACAAAGTGTTGTCTTTTGAGTCTGAGCGCATCGCCTTCCTTCCAGTTACGTCGTATTGAGAGGATAGTGTTTGTGCCTTTAATTAGTGTGACAACATATGGGAACGCAATCCCAGTCTCGTTACCATCCTCATCAACGTCTTGGAAACCATCCAAATCCAAGTCCACGTGGCACTCATACAACGTATAGCGGTCATCGTTCAGATCGCTAAACCCAGTCTCTTTATCTTTGGCTTGCTTGATGTCATCCTTTTGGCGCGAAGGGTCCGGCAACTCTATATCTAAGTAGAAACCCGCAGCTTGCAGTTTGAGAATGTCGTTCTTGGTTTTGCGCATGACGTGGGTCACGCGGTGGCATGTATCCATATCTGTTGCACCGTATGGCAGAATAATATCTTCTGCTGGCACAAACATTGCTACCTGCCTACCCAAGTTGGGATCAAAATAAATTTTCTTGAATGCTGAACCGGTTGAGGGCAGTGACCACAACATGCGCTCGTGCTCTGGCCTGTACTCAGGCATCGCTTCTGTGAGCTCGTAGTTCATATCATCTTGCACATTTATTGCTACCTCCCGTGTCTCAGGAGTTTCTTTACCGATGATTTTGCTCAGCACTGGGCCTTGGGCTGGGAATGTCTCCGTTATCATCTCAGCTTGGAAGCGTACAACCGCTTCCGTAATCATGGGGTGGAACACACCACAAGCACCGTCCCAAGGTTCTGTGCGCTCCTCCATCTGGAGTCCCAAGAGTTTGAGTCCCTCGACATATGCCTTCTCCCACTCTTTGCGGGATGCTTTGTCTTGGTCGATGTCGTAATCCAAATCCCCAGCCACTGTGGAGAGCACGCTTGGTGACATGTACTCAGCCAAGTTATCGTCAAACTCTTCTTCACCTTGTGTGGAGTCTTTTGGGTTTAAGTCAATCTCCATGCCGTCGGCGCTAATATGTACCGCGTCGGGATTCTCAACTTCAATCTCAATGTCCGGCTCGTCGCCGGGTACTAGGGAGTCCAAACCCAATGGAGCTTGGTTGAGTGCTTTATCAAAACTACTTGTTGCCATGATGTTCCTTAATAATAAGCTGCTGATCTGCGACGCCAATATGCTGGCTCGTCCTTCTCATCCGAGTCTAACGAAATAAAGCCGCCTTGTCTAAATCTCATTAACGCTTGTGAGGTAGTATCCACATAGTCATCGTTCTCGCCAACTGGGAATGCGGCGACCTCTTCGATTACTTCTTTTGCCCATCTTGTATCGGGGGCCCAGACCATTCCACTGGCAAAGAGGTCAGACACAGCGTTAAGCCGCACCATCTTATCATTGCCGCGGCTCGGATTGGTCTCTTGGACAGGTATTCCCATTGCTTTGAGTTCTTGTATGAGTGGAGCTCCAGCAGCCTTTTTTTCCACAATGAATGCATCGGGTTGCCATTCTTTCCAATGTTTAAGCGCTACGGCTTTCAGTTCTGGGAATGCCATTCTGTCTTTGAACGCGTCAAGCAATATGATTTGCGCTTGATCGTGCTCCTCTTCATTGTAGAAGACGCCCCATGTTGTGCAAGCGGAATAGTCCGAATTGTTCTTGGTCTCAAACGCCGTATCCCAAGACTGGATAATGTAGTCACACTGTGGTGGCTCATCCGCTTCCCATATGCGCCAATGTTTCCTAGAGATGATCGCGCTTGTATCTGATGTGGGCTGTTGCATGTACTGGGCGTTCCAGTACCTTGGATCCAAGGATGCCTTGATCTTCTTTAGCGCATCGAGTGGCCACTGCTCGGGCCACAGACTCTTCTCGTCTTCTGTGCCCTCATTTAATATGGCTGGCAGCTCCACAATCTCCCACGGCACCGCTTCTGGGTTTCTGATCTGGTAGTCAATCAACTTGCCCGTAAGATCCAAGAGAGACCAACGCGTCATAACGACTATGATCGCACCACCCGGCATCAAACGCTGCAAGGGACCCGTTTGGATCCAAGACCATGCCGTATCAAATGCAAGTCTGGAGTTTGTCTTTACGTCCTGCTCAGAATGAGGATCATCAATAACAAACAGATCAGCCCCGCGGCCAGCCAAAGCGCCGCCGACACCGGCTGCATAGTACTGACCTCCAGACGATGTAGACCATTTACCAGCCGCCTTCTGATCCTCCGCAATTTGTGTCGTAGGGAAAATTTCATGGTATTCCTCGGATTCAATTAAGTTACGAACTCGGCGTCCAAAGTCTTCAGACAAACCGGCAGTGTGCGTGCCCATGATAATTTTCTTTTCTGGGAACTTGCCCAGAAAATACGCAGGGAACAAATATGATGAGAACTCGGACTTACCGTGACGCGGTGCTATGTTAATGATAACGCGCTTCTTATTCCCTGCAATGACATCCTCAAATATCTTTGCAAGTTTCCTGTGGTGGGGGCCTACTTTGAATCCGGGGTATACCGCCTTGGCAAAGCCCAGTATGTTGCTTTGCGCTGCCAGTAGTGTGGCGCGCTTCTCACGTTCTTCTAAATCCGCAAATAGCTCCAGCTTCTCCTCCTTTGTCATGTTGGGGAGATTCTTTTGGATGAGCTTTGCTTCAAGCGGCGTCAGGCTCGTGATGCTCGATAGATCCATTGATACTTATGTCGGTTATGTCATCCGTGGGGGCCAGTGCGTCTGCAATGTCCATGAACTTATTCAGCTTGTCTTTGATGCGTTGGTCAAGCTCGCTGTCGCTCATCTCAGTCTTCTCGACTTTGATGTTCTCTGTAAAGAGCCCAATCTCTGTGACCTTGCCCAACAGTGCCAACGCCTTGAGGCGTATATTGGCGCTGGGGTTCTCAACCTCTTCTAGTATCTTGGCAACAGCGTAGCTACGTATCTGCTTGGCCTGCTCCACAAACTCCCAGTCATATGCAGTCAGCATACCAACTAAATGTTGCACTGCTTGTGGGGTCTTTACTTCGGCGAGTGCCGTGTGAGTAACTTCGTGTGGTGCGGCTGAGACAATATTTGCAAACGACTTCTGCGCTGCCTTGGTGTCTAACTCTGTTGCCAATTGATCTGAATCTACTACACCCTGAGACTTTAACCAGTCCAAAGTATTAACCTTGGCGTCTATGGTTTCTGTAGGCGTAGCTTTATCCAAGGGCGTAAAGCCCTCTTTGTGCCCAGACACCTCTGGTTCAAAATCAAGTAAGTGATCTAACATGCGTAGGCTCTTGTAACCTCGTTAGTAATAATGTACACTATATTTCGGTAAATGTGCAAGCAGTTGCCATTTGCTTTCTCTCTCTTGGTTTTTGTAAAGAAACCTTTGCCCCGGTTCTCCGGGGCTTTTTTTTGGGTGTGTTGGACTCGATTCGGTCTTCAACTATGGCGCAGTGGAAAGCCAGAAAAATCTGCGCGTCGACATCCTCGAATGCTGGCTTAACGTCCAACACCCGCAAAGTATACTACATGTCTAATGTTAGACAATGATGTTTTGAAATTTTATAAAATAGTGGGTGGGTAGTACAAAGGTATTACAGAAATACTTGACATGGTTATGGAACAGTGTTCAGTGTCGGATGGTAGGCTCTCCCAATAGTCGGTTGGTGGGGGGTAGGTGGGGGCAAAGCCACGCCGTTTCTGACCTTCCTGCAACCCCCGTAATGCGATACTGAAAGTGTTAGAGCAGTAGTTTAGTTCTAACATTCATCAACAACGGGGACAGTTGTCCCCATTCAATCAGGAGTAAGCAAATGAAATCTATACAACAACTTGTTCACGATGCGCTCAAAGCCGTAGGCGACTATCAGCGTGCTATCAATGAATTGCGTACGCAACTCAAGCGTAAGAGCTACGAGACTGTGCGGGCAACTCTGTTGCCGCACGTTGCAAGCAAGCTCGGTTGCCCTGTCGTTGACGGCAAAGGCAAAGCGCAAGGCACGAAAGTGCTCGACAGCACATCGAAGAACTACGAGGCTTGTCGCAAGGCTTTGAATCGTTTGTCATCGGACATAGCAGGCATCCAATCTAATTCGAGCACCGAGAAGGTTGCCGTGCCCAAGCGTGTGTTGACCGATGTGCTCGATGTTATCTTTGACGCTGGGTTGACCAGAGACCAATTCAATGCATTGCTTGCTGAAGTGAAGGCGAGTGTTGCATTTGAGTAATGGGGACACTTGTCCCCATTGTTTCCACAGCGCAGGGGCGAGAGCTTCCTGCGCTGTTTTGTTTTATGTCTAATCAATTAACCAAGGGAGTATCTATCATGTCAAAACGAATCGTAAACCAAATCAAGTCAATCATGTTCCACGCATATTTCGAGGGCGTACGCAACAAACGCCCCATGTCCGTCATCGCTCATCGTTTAATCTAAGAAAGGGAAAAATCATGCAACCTATTAACTATTCTTCAGTCTTACTATTCTTGTTCCTCGATGCCGAGCTTAGCGCAGGGCACGAACTCGGCTATTGCCTTGAAGACCTACATGACAAACTCACGCCTGCCGATCTAGACGAAATCACAGGCATCTACTCTGACCTTCCCTACTCATACTGGATGTAATCATGCAACTAAAACACATCGCTCCCCCACACATCAAAGCTCAACTCGCCGAGCTACGCAAGCAACTCGTGACGCTCGAAGAACTAAGAAAGGTAGACTTTGCATATTACCAAGCCACCAAGATTTTGTCTTGGCAAGAATGGAAAAATCAAACAACGCCACTTAAACGGGGACAAATGTCCCTATTCTGAGATTTTTCCACCTATCCATGCATATCCATCATTTTGGCAACTATCCGCACATACGCGTACACGTTTCAAGCCCCGCCAATGCTAGCGTTCCGAATGACCAGTCCCATATATATAACTTTTTAAATGTATTTATATATATAGGAAAGTATCCGTATACACGTCCATGCTTTTACCCTTGCTCAAGCCCATGCTTTGGTCTTAAGGTAATAGCTCTTTTTAAAATCGCTATATATGCGGACACGGTCACTCGCAAAGCTAGTGTTTATGGTACACTCAGCGTGTCCAGTACCATTGGATAGTTGCCATTATCATGGATAGGTATCCCACATCAAGGAGATTTTGTCAAATGAGATACAAACATTACATGGATTTTTCCGAAAACGAATTACATAATCTACTAGGCGAACGTCGAATGACCGACGCCGAACGAGAACACATCAAGCGCATAGTCGCCGATCAGAAGGCACAACTCAGAAGCGAGAAAGGCAAACGCACCCAACTCAAGCTCTACTGGTCACAACTCACGCAACCCCTCATGATCGAGCGCAAGATCATTCGCTCAATGCTCAACTACAAAAGCACCGACAACGAAGACCCACGAGTCATGGCGCTCAGAGCGTACTCAATGGTGCTCGACAAACTGAAATCAGATTTTTCCCTGTATCAGAATCAAAAGAAGATTTTACCAAGTGACGTTAAACCAAACGCCATACATTGGGCGGACTGGGTTCCGCAAAAGATCAAGGACAGAATCTACGCCATGTTTGCGGACATCCCACGCAAAGCCAAGACAAAGCACAAAGAACCCTTTGTCCGCACCATACCCGAAGACCTATTCATCCTACTCAAAGACCGCTTGATGAGACGCACCGAATCAGAACTACAAAGCGCCGAGGCACAGCAGGCAATAGACCCCACCGACGAGCGTGCCAAGACCATCGAGGGAATGAAAAAAGCAATCATTGCCTTGGCAACGATCGAACCCAACACGCCAATCCCATACACATGGAGAGGATTGGAAACCGAATAACGGGGACACTTGTCCCCGTTCTATGGTGCGTAGCACTGGCTACGCCGCGCACCATCCTCATACTAGCCGAAACAACAGGAGATAAGTAAATGGAAACAACTGTATTGAGATATCAAATCTTAGAGACAAGCATGGGATTCATGGCGCTTGATGTGCCAAGAGATGAGTACCTGCACGATGAGAAAGGCAACAACTGCTTCGACACCATAGAAGAAGCGCAGGCATTGGTCATCACAGCACTTAAAGGGGAGTAAGTAAATGACATATGCAGAACAAGTAAATCAATGGCTCAAAGCCAGACCCAAGGGCGAGATCAAACTGGGAGAGCACACGCTTAAATTCTATTTTAAGTGGGACCCTGACGGCTATTCGTGGGGGTTTGACGCTGACGATAGTGCTCCTGATGAATTGTGGGAATACTTGGAATACATCAAAAGCCTTTGCAAAAGCACACGGCATGACTACAACCACATAGATGAGTTGTTGGAAGTGATTAGCAAAAACCCATTTAAACAAGGAGCAAGTAAATGAAAACTAAATTAAGCGTGGAACTGTTAGACAACTCGGTTCAGTCCGCTGTTGTCAACATCGGAGAGACAGGCGCATATGTTGAGGTATGGGTTGACTTACTGTATGTGAGCATCTGCGTGATGAACACAAACGGCGACATCATACGCTCAATAGATGTGCCAGTCGCACAGTTAGGTAAATCAAAAGAAGTCGAGGAAAACATCGACATTGATTTGGATGGCGGACTCAGCGCCATCAATGAGTAATTAACCACAACCAAAGAAAGAGAGAAATCAAATGAAATTTTATGCACATCGTTTTAGTAGTGGCGCCGTGTTCTTGGCTGTCCAAATTGGTAGCGTTTCCTTTGGCTACAAAATAACAAGTGATAACGGACACCATATCTTTAGCGACTCGGACTATCAGCCCTCTCGCTACCAATGCACAGAGGGGCTTACAAATGGGGAGACAAAGCACTACACAAATGTGCTTGTCAATCCTGATAACAGAGTGACTGACCCCAAGCAGATCAAGTGGCTGTTCAATCAGGGCTTTGATATTACATTCGACATGATCGGCGTGGCTATCAACCACTTCAGTTATCGCATTCGTGGGCGCATCAGAGACGTGCGTGACAGCATGGTGCGTCGGCTGAGAAGGGATGACTTCCACGACAACGCGTGGTTTGAGTACAAGGGCACAACGCACAACGCCAATAACGCCAACAGCCTACACAAGTACAACAGGCGCCGTGAGTTCTTTACCGAGCTAACAGGTGCGATGCGTACCGCCATCAAAGAGCGCGACGCAGACAATCTTGAGTACTTCATGAGCGAGCATATGGACGAGTTCGAGGATGACTTCCGTCATACCTATCAAAACATCAGCGATGCTTTGACCAAGTTCGACCTTGAGCATCCGCTAGTCACTTGCGACTGCGATCACGTTGAGTTGCGTAATGAGACGCATGGCGTTGAGCGCTATGGCAACACTACTGTTTGCAATTCATGCTACGAAGAGAACTATGTAACTGTTGAGGATGCTGACTGGGAGTATCACAGAGACGAGTGCTACTACTGCGAGGAAGACAACTGCTACTATCGTGACCAGTCCAATGCGCCAGACTATGACTCCGATGTAGATGGTGATGACGATGACTATTCAAGCAGAGATCCATCTCGTCTCATGGACTACAGCACCGACGTGACCCGCATACTGGAGCCCGATCGCAACATCGTCTCATCCACACACGGCGACTTCCTCATGGGCATCGAGTTCGAGATGGGTCAAGGCGAGTTTCACAGTCGCAACGACGCTGTGACCGATGTGCTTGATAAGCTCGGCAACGACTACTGCGTGTGCAAGCTCGATGGTTCTGTAAGTAGTGGCTTTGAGATCGTGACCGCTCCTCGTGGTCTTGCTGAGCACATCAGTAAGTTCAAAGCATGGGAAGTCAAGTCACACTATCGTGCATGGGACATGGGCTGTTGTGGTATGCATATCCACATCCACTCGAAAGCGTTCACGCCGTTGACCTTGGGCAAGTTCATCATGCTCATCAACAGCGAGAGCAACGTCGACTTCATCCGCAAGATAGCAGGTCGTCATCCAATGCGTGACACACAGGCTCGTGAGTATTGTGCGGCAGAGCATCAAGACATACTGACCAATCCCAACCACGCTATCAAGAACAAAGCCACGTCTCGCTATCGCATGGTCAACACGGAGAACTTATCCCACGAGGAACGCGAGCGACTGCAAGTTCGTACCAATAGAAACTGCAAGGACTATGACACCATCGAGTTGCGTATCTTCAGGGCGTCTCTCAAGAAAGAGCGACTGCTTGCACAGATCGAGTTCACTCATGCCGCTGTCATGTTCTGTCGTGTTGCATCTTGGCGTGACCTTGACAAGAAGTCATTCATCGAATGGCTACGCACTACCAACAACAACTACCCACATCTATCAGACTGGTACGGCATCCGCCGTCGTGCCAAGAAACAAGAGCAACTAACTGGCATGGCGCCCAGTCATGTAGCCACTGAGTCAACCTGTGCGGATTCAATCTAATCATTCATCAATCAAGGAGAGAAAACTATGTGCTTAATTATTACTGGTCAATCAAACAAAATCCGTTCAACTTTGCTCAACACAAATGGGCTACTGGCGGACATCCACACATCCAACCCTGACGGCATCGGCATCATGTATGCTACAACCAAGGGGCTCAAGGTCGTGAAGGTTCTACCCAAGAACTACGGCGATGCGCTTGCGTTCATCAACAAGCTACCACAAGATGATCGTGAGCTTGCTATCCACTTCCGTTGGACGACTCATGGTCATACCGATATGACTAACTGCCATCCATACGACGTGGTCAATGGGTATGTGGCGATGATGCACAACGGCGTCTTGCACACAGGCAATGCGGCAGACAAGACCAAGTCCGACACTTGGCACTTCATCAAGGACTATCTTGCGAGTCCTGTGTCTGAGCATCCTGCCATCATCCACAACGATGGGTTCTTGAACATGGTCGCTGACTACATCGGAGACAATCGCTTTGTGTTCATGGATGGCGAGGGGCGTATGTCTCATGTCAACTATGACCAAGGCATTGAGCACGATGGCTTGTGGTTCAGCAATACCTACGCATGGGTTCCAAGTAAGCTCATACCCAACTACTACAAGTCAACCAAGAAGTCTGCATACAACTATCCAACCTACTCCAATGCGTACTCAAGTGCGTACGACTATGACGATGAGTATGGCTACTGGGGCTATCCCAAATCTACCGACTACAAGAAAGTATCCGCACACAATGCGGCATGGGTGGAGGAAGAAGTCGATGAGTTCCCGCCCCTAGTAGACAAGGAGGAGTTGATTAGCGTACTGGCTGACGCTGACTCGGAGCGCATGATGGACTGCTTGGAGGCTGACGCCAATAAGACATTGACCCTGCTGTTCAAATACTTCGAGCCAAGCTATCGCTTAGATGCCGATGACTATCTGTCATCAAGGGATGCGGACATGGTCAAGATGGTTAGAGACAAGGACATAGCTGCATTGATGGACGTGGCGCATATGCCTGCGCTCGCTGATGTGATGTGCTACTACTTTGAGTGGGACGAGTTCGTGTTAGTGAAATAAGCAATCATGCTTACAACGGGGACATTTGTCCCCGTTTTTTTAAACCAAAGGAGAAAGTAAATGTTAACTAAAGCACAGGTAGAAAAAGCAGGATACACAGTACTGCCAACAGGAGCATGGCTACGCATTGACCCTGAGATGATGCCACACGACTGGCTATTCTTATGCGGACACTTTGGCGTGGACCCTGCGTGTGATGAAATAGTTCTCTGCATATGCGGAGTAAAGGAGATAAACAAAGAAAAAGAATTATGACAGTCCAACGCTTGACAATCTTGAAAACATATGTATCATCCAACACAAAGAGAGAAAATCAAAATGCAAATAGAACTAATTGAAAACAAAAATACACATCGCCGTGTCGTGCCATACGACACAGGCAAGGTAAGAATCGGGGAACTGTACGCGCCACCACCCCCGAAGATGGATGAGTTCGATGAGCAGATACAAGCTGCTTTATTGGGCATTCATAGGTGGGAAAACACACAACTGCGCGAAACATTGGTCTACTGCCTTTGGGTGGTGGTCGTGCTTGCGTTTCTTTTAATGTGGACTGCTGTCAAAGGAGGAATATTAAATGGCTGATCTACAAACCGCGCTTGCCACGGCGCTCAAAGAGTGGGAACCCGAAACATCAACACAAGAGAGTAAGCAAATGGAAACTAAACAACCGCAACTATTCAAACCAACCAACAACGTCACACGCGAGACGTTCAACTTCATCAAAGCACACTATGGGTGCACTAGCACGCAAGTCAAGGATGCAATGGTGGCAAAGGGCTACAAAGAGTCCTCGGTGCATTCGCTCATCACGCAGATGATAAGAAACGAAATGGTCATCAGAGACGGCGTGGGTAGACTGGCAACGATCGTACCCGAGTATGTACCAATTAAATCCAACAGACCTGCGGCCAAGAAAACTAGAGTAAAACTAACGAAGACCAAAGAGGGCTTTGTAGACAAGATAGTCAAGCCTACCAATGCCGCGCCCAAGGTGGGTACTACCTTGGTTAGGCCCGAGACTAGGCCCATGCCTAATCAGTTAACAGCGCAGTATGTGATGGACAACATCAACCTGTACGAAGCCAAGGCGCTGTTCAAAATACTGCGTATGGTATTTGAAGAGAACTTCTGATGTACTACGTAGACTTTATTATCTACACACTCGCCGCACTTGCGGCGATCATCCCCTTGCTTTTATTGGCACTTTGTTCAACCCTTATTTATTGGTTATTAAAACATGAAGATTGAAGTCACACACTTTAAAGACAACCCCGACGGCTCAGCCACTATCATCGTGAACACCGACGCGGAAGCGAATGAGTTTCTGTTGAAGTACGGCTTGGTGTCCGCATTACAAGACGCCATCGAGAAATCCAAAGCCGAGTACACACCAGTGTTAGACGCTGAGATTGAGCACGACATGATGAAGTCCGAGATTTATGAGATGCGAAAAATACTGGCGGTGCAAGACGAGAAGATCAGAGAGCAAGCCAAGCAACTGGTTGAGTACAACTCCACAATCGAGACGATGGGCCAAGTCATCGAGTCATACCTTGAAAAAAGCAAAGCAAGGAGAGAGACATGACTAAAGAAGAAATCATAGAGATGGCGCACAAGTCAGGTCTTCATTTGGCAACTGATGTGAACTGGATGCCAATCATTGGGCTTGAGTATCTTGAAAAGTTTGCCAAACTGGTGGCAGAAAAAGAACGTGAGGAATGTGCAAAGATAGCAGACGAATGGTCAGTTGCTTATCCTCACCCATCAAAAACTATTGCTGAAACAATAAGGAAAAGGGGACAAGAATGAATGACATTATTGGGATTGCCAATCAAGCTAGCAAAGAATGGCTTAAAGAATTTCCAACGCCAGAAGAAACGGCGCACCCAGTGCCTAAACGCTTTTTGGAAATCTTTGCCAAACTGGTAGCAGAAAAAGAACGTGAGGCGTGTGCAAAGATATTTGATGACGCAAAAGGAACTGGTCGTATTGCAAGCTGTCGTGAAGCCGCAGACGCAATCCGAGCAAGGGGACAAGAATGAGCACAATAATAACTGCGAG